TTTAGTATCTGATGGAGAATATATTTCACTTGACTGTGAGACTAGCGCATTATATCCTCGTGATGGATATATGATAGGATTCTCTATATCATATGAACACAAGGGAAAACAACAAGGAGCATATATTAGTACTGATTGTATTGATAGTCAGTGTGAAACTTATATGTCGCAGTTGTTTGAGAAAAAGATTGTAGTCTTTCACAATGCAAAGTTTGACTTGGCATGGTTTGAGTATCATTTCAATTTTAGTTTTCCTAGATTTGAAGATACAATGTTACAACATTACTTATTGAATGAGCAACCTGGTACACACGGGTTGAAACAACTAGCAATGAAACATACGGACTTTGGAGAGTATGAACAACAACTTTATGAGTGGATAGACAACTATCGTAAACAAAATGGAATACTGAAAGATGACTTCAGTTGGGATTTAGTTCCTTTCGAAGTAATGAAAGACTATGCTGCAATGGACGCAGTTGTAACTCTAATACTATTCCATAAGTTCAAAAATGCACTTGATACAAACGATAGACTTACTTGGGTTTATAGAAACATACTCTTACCTGGCACTCGTTTTCTATGTGATATAGAATCAAACGGTGTTCCATTTGATAAAGACAGACTAAGTAGAAGTTCTGGATTGATGGCAAATCAAATTGATGATGCAGTTGAAAAACTAAACTCTTATCCAGAAGTTCAACAATTTATAAAAGACAGAGGAGAGTTCAATCCGAATTCAACAGTACAACTTCGTAGTTTACTGTTTGATTATCTTGGACTAGAGCCGACAGGCAAAAAGACAGGGACTGGTGCTGATAGTACCGATGCAGAAGTCCTTGGACAATTAGGAGAACAGCATGAGATACCAAAACTTATTCTTGAAGTTCGTCAGAATGTAAAGATAAAGAATACTTATCTTGATAAAATTTTACCCGCTCTTGACAAAGATGATCGTTTACGAACAGGATTCAACTTACATGGTACAACTTCGGGTCGACTCTCTTCCTCTGGTAAATTGAATATGCAACAGATTCCTAGGGATAATCCTATAGTGAAAGGTTGTATTAAAGCAAAACCAGGACATCAAATCGTTGCAATGGACTTGACAACAGCAGAAGTATATTGTGCTGCAGTTCTTGCAAAAGATGAAAACTTGATGGACGTATTTAGACAGGGCGGTAACTTTCACTCTACAATTGCAAAGCAAGTATTTAAGTTGCCTTGCGAAGTAGAAGAAGTTGCTGAACTGTATGGGGATAAAAGACAACAGGCAAAGGCAGTTACATTTGGTATAATGTACGGAGCAGGGCCTCAAAAGATCAGTTGGCAAGTTACAAAAGATAGCGGCAAAGAGTTCTCAGTTGGGGAAGCTCAAAGAGTTATTGCACAATACTTTGAAATGTTTAGTAATCTAAAGAAGTGGCTTACAGTAAATCAACAGTTTATTCGTGACAATGCTTTTATTTATTCTTTCTTTGGTAGAAAGAGAAGATTACCAAATGCACAGTCGAAAGACCAAGGTATTGCTTCACACGAAGTGAGAAGTGGAATTAACTTTCTAGTGCAGTCAGTTGCTTCTGATGTAAACTTGCTTGCTGCTATTGAAATGAATGAGTGGATAAAGAAAGTAAATATGCCAGCAAGAATATTTGCTTTAGTTCATGACTCTATTCTTGCAGAAGTACCAGACGAACATATAGAAGAATATTGTGCAAAACTTCAAGAGTGTGTACAAAGAGAAAGAGGAGTAAATATTCCTAACGCTCCAATCGGTTGTGACTTTGAGGTCGGAGAAGATTACAGCATGGGCAAGTTTGCAGCTAAATATGATTAACATAGTAATAATTTTTGCAATACTTATTCCAGTGACTATAGCACTCTTTTTATTTTATATAGAGAAGTCAGGAACAAAAGGTTTAGTAAAACAACATTATAAAACAAAAGATGGAGAAACTCATACTGCAAGAAAAGAAAGAAAAGATTATATAATATGAGATACAAGTTTCCAGTCTATGTTGTTCACACAGACAATGTAGAGTTGATAGATGGAATACTTTGGGTAGAAGATCAAGTATTAGATGATAAAAATATGAGTGGAGAAACTCTTGGAAAAAGAAGATTACAGACTCCAATGAAAAGTTTATATCCACTCAGATATATGATAACAGACACCGTTGAGTTAATAAAACATAGAGGCAACTTTTATATTGATTCAACAGGTAAGTTCTTTAGATATTTTAAACAAAAGAATTTACCATTAAAGTATCACAAGATACGAAAAACAGAAAGAAAAAGAGGACGCAGTGTAGTCTGGATAAAGGATATAAATTTTCCTTTTGATTTTGCTAGACCACCAACTCCTAATGAAACATGGGCAGGTATAATATATCGAAGTGGAATACCTTGGTTATTATATGAAGTCTGCGAAGAAAGGAAAAAAGACACATGGCGAAAAGTTTAGAAGAAGCACTAGAAAAAGGAGTAGTAAGTATTAAGTTTCGTAGTTTACGAAGTGGTAATGTTTATGAAAGAGAATATACTCTTTGTGATAAATATGTAAATACTAAAATTGCAAATCAGTCTGGAGATAAGTTGATTTGTTATGATATTGATTTTGAGAAGTGGGAAGATATAGAAAGAGAAACAATAATTAAGTGGAGAAAAGTAGTATGAGGTCAGTAATGCAACACCCAATAGTCTTTCTTGATAGTTATATAGAGTCAGATTTATGCGACTTTATAGTAGAACAAGGAAAGAAATTAAATATAGAAGAAGGCGCAGTTTACAGTAAAGAAAGTGAAAAGCTAGAAGATAACAAAGTTCGAAAAGCACAAACAGCATTTTTTGAAAAAGGACATTGGATAGAGAGTATTGTAAGCTCTGTTCTTCATGCAGTAAATCAGACAACTTGGAACGCAAAACTTTCAAACTCTGAGCAAGTACAGTTTGGAATCTATGGACAAGGAGAGTTTTATGGTAAGCATCGTGATGTTGATTTAGGCACTCCAATCAATAGAAAAGTATCAATTACAATACAATTAACGGATTCTAATTATTACAGAGGCGGAGATTTTGTAATATGGGGAATATCTGGTAAAGAACTAAGAGATGAGAGATGGAGAAATAAAGGCTCAGTTTTGGTCTTTCCATCGTTTCTTCACCACGAAGTAGAAAAAGTAACTAAAGGAAAACGTGCATCACTCGTACAGTGGTACAGTGGGCCAGAGTGGACTTAATGAAAGCAATACTAAATCACAGAATATATTTAGATACCACACCCGAGCTGGAACAGAAGCTCGAAAAGGAACTTACATATACTCTACCGCCCCGTATGCCTATGGACCCGCCTATCATCATAAAAACTTATAGACGAATTAGACCAGGGTTAGTTACCATACCTGGCGGAAGATTGGACTTGATACCATCGGATTACGAAATAATCGATAAAAGAGTAAAGTCACCAGTAAAACTACCTGAGTTTAAGTTTACTTTACGACCATCACAGAATATGGTTTATGCCGAAGTCAATGATAATGCTATAATAAACGCTTGGGTCAGTTGGGGAAAGACTTTTACAGGTTTAGCAATCGCAGGAAAACTAAAACAGAAAACGCTAGTAGTTACTCACACAACCCCGTTAAGAACACAGTGGGAAAAAGAAGTACAAAAAGTCTATGGATTTACGCCAGGCAGAATAGGTAGTGGAGTCTTTAATACTGAACCCGATATTGTTATTGGGAATATTCAAAGTTTATACCGTAGAATTAAAGAAATAAAACATCTATTTGGAACTATTATTCTTGATGAAATGCATCACGTTAGCAGTCCCACATTTACTAGAATTATAGATGAAATGCCCGCAAGATATAAGATAGGACTTACAGGAACACTCGAAAGAAAAGACGGGCGTCATGTGGTTTTCAGAGATTACTTTGGTAGTCATGTTCTCAAACCACCAAAGGAAAACTTCATGACACCTTCTATCGATATAGTTCCATCAGAAGTAAGATTTTTAGATGGAAAAAGTATGCCATGGGCAAGTAAAGTAAATCATCTTTGCTACAATCAAGATTATGTTCGTAGTGTAAGTATGATAGCGGCAGCCTACGCTGCGCAAGGACACAAAGTATTAGTAGTGTCAAACAGAGTATATTTTCTAAAAGTTTGTGCACAACTAGTTGGAGACAATGCAGTTCATGTCACAGGCGATATGGATTTTGCAGAAAGAGAAGAAACTATCAAACAACTAAAGAAAGACAAGAATGTTTTATTTGGAACACAGTCAATTTTCTCAGAGGGTATTTCTATCAATGAGTTAAGTTGCCTTGTGTTAGCCACTCCTATCAATAATGAGCCTTTACTTACTCAGTTGATAGGAAGAATATTAAGAAAACAAGAGGGAAAAATTCAACCAAAAGTCGTAGATATTCATCTCAAAGGTAAAACAGCATCGAGACAAAATCAGGCTCGGCTTGGATATTATATGAAACAGGGATATGAAGTAACTCAACTATGACCTCGGAAAAATATTTCTTGACAACAATCGATTTTCGTGTTATAATATATGTTACTATTTGACTGGGATAAAGTAATGAAAATCAGTAATGGCAATATTAGTCACATCATTGCCATACTTCGCATGATAACTTACAAAAAGTTACCAACAAATTACTATGATCCAACATATAAATTTCAGAGATATAAGTTTGGGGGTAGTAGTTTCCTTATAAATCCCATCGACTTATTAGAACAAGGCAGACAGTTTAGTGATAGAGAAGTAGTAGAATATGCAGGTGTCGCATCGTTTCGCTCCTATCACTATTATAATGAAACGAAAGACACCACATTAGACCTGTTGCACTGCCAAGTGTCACAGGGTGTTATTAACAACAATAGACTGCTTGATATTAAAGCGAATCGTATTCACTTTCTGTTCGAGGAGACACAGGAGAATAAAAATGGCAATTAAATTTAATCAGAGCAAAGGTTCAGCTCAAAAAGAAAAAATAGAATCATATGTCTATACAGGCAAAGAAAATCATCACGTAAGACTCGTAGGTGATTTACTACCTAGATATTTATACTGGGTAAAAGGTGAAAACAATAAGAATCTACCTCTTGAGTGTTTAGCTTTCGATAGAAACACAGAAACATTCAACAATAAAGAAGTAGACCATGTGCCTTCTTACTATCCAGACCAAAAATGTGCTTGGTCTTATGCTATTCAGTGTATTGATTACAGTGGAAGCGAACCAAGTATCAAAATCTTTAATCTAAAGAGAAAGTTATTTGACCAAATAATGACTGCTTCTGAAGATTTAGGAGACCCAACTGATACGGAAACAGGGTGGGACGTTTATTTCAAAAGAATTAAAACAGGCCCTCAAGTATTTAATGTGGAGTATCAGTTACAAGCATTGAAATGTAAACCAAGAGCACTCGATGAGAGTGAGCAGGAGCTTATTGCAAATCTAAAGTCAATGGACGATGTTCTTCCAAGACCAACAGCAGATGCGCAGTTAGAGCTTCTAAAAAGAATAACCGAAGAAGGAGGCTCAGTTGATGAAAGTATTTCATCAGAGTTTGATGTAGAATAATGATTGGAGTAGGAGAAAAGTTTCCACCTTTTAGATTAAAAGGTGTGAATGAAAATAATGAAATCGTAGAAGTTTCTGTTACAGAAAACTATGAACCATTGAAGCATGACTACACTGTAGTTTACTTCTATCCAAAAGATTTTACTTTTATCTGCCCTACCGAAATTGCAGGTATGGATATGTTAGTACATAAAGCCAATGTAATCGGTATTAGTGGTGATAATGAGTTTTGTAAGTTAGCTTGGAAAAAAGATAACGAACTTATTAGAGATATTAAACACCCTCTTGCTTGTGATGGTATGTTAAGACTATCTTCACAACTAGGAATAGTAAATGAGTTTGAAGGTGTTTGCTACAGAGCAACATACATTATGGATAAAGAGTGTATTATACAACATGTGAGTGTAAATACACTTGACACAGGCAGAAATGCAAATGAAGTTCTTCGAACTTTACGAGCAATTCAAGCAGGTGGACTAACAGGTTGTGAATGGCAACCAGGAGAAGATTTTGTAGCATGATACTGTTTACCGCAGATTGGCATATTAAATTAGGCCAAAAGAATGTTCCTCTGCCTTGGGCTTGCTCAAGGTACGAACTATTCTTTCAACAGTTGAAAGACTTAGAGCCTAAGATAGATTTACATATTATTGGTGGTGACCTTTTTGATCGTATGCCTTCAATGGACGAACTTACTCTTTACTTTGACTTTGTAAAAGGTGTAGGAGTAAAAACAATTATATTTGACGGCAATCATGAAGCTACTCGTAAGAATAAAACATTTTTTGATAATCTTATTCGAGTAACAAATGAATTGAATCCTCTAGTAGAAGTAATAACTGAAACGCATTATGGAACTACTGGAACAATGGAATGGGCAATTCTTCCCTATGCAGATTTGCATAAAAAGAATAGTATAGAAAAAATAGATGCAGAACATTTATTTACTCATGTTCGTGGTGAGATACCACCTCATGTAGTACCTGAAGTCGATTTAACTCGATTTGATAAATTCAGAACAGTTTTTGCAGGAGATTTACATGCTCACGAGAATACTCAACGAAACATTGTATATCCTGGCAGTCCAATGACTACAAGTTTTCATCGTAATGAAGTAAAAACAGGTTACTTACTTATTGATGATAACTTTAATTGGACATGGCATGAATTTAACTTACCTCAGTTAATTCGTAAAACAGTAGATGACCCTGATGAAATGGTGCAGACAGAATGGCATCATACAATCTATGAAATAGAAGGAGATGTTCAAGATTTAGCAAAAGTAAAAAACTCAGAATTACTTGATAAGAAAGTAGTAAAACGAGAAACCGAAGCAACGCTTGATCTTGAAAATCTTACAATGGAAGAAGAATTAGTAAAGTATCTAACTGAGATACTAAAAATAGAGAAAACAGACAATATAGTGAGAGTATTTAATGATTATTCTAAAAACTTTAGCATGGAGTAATTGCTTCTCGTATGGAGAGGGAAATGAAATTGACTTGTCCAAAGCCACCCTCACACAGCTTGTGGGAACGAATGGTGTTGGTAAAAGTTCTATTCCTCTTATATTGGAAGAAGTATTATTCAACAAAAATAGTAAAAATATTAAGAAAGCAGATATCGCCAATCGATATGTTAATAAGGGTTATGATATCAGTTTGGATTTTTCTATCGATAGCGATAATTATGTTATTGCAGTTAGTCGTAGGACAAATCTAAAATGTAAATTAACAAAAAATGGAGAAGATATTTCTTCTCATACTGCTACAAATACTTATAAAACATTGGGAGAAGTTTTAGGTATTGACTTCAAAACATTTACACAGCTAGTATATCAAAACACAAACGCAAGTTTACAGTTTTTGACTGCAACTGACACTAATCGTAAGAAGTTCTTAATTGACTTACTCAAGCTAGATGACTATGTAAAATACTTTGAAATATTTAAAGAAGCTGTAAGACAAGATTCTTTAAGTGTTTCACGACTAGAGTCAAAAATTGACACTATTGAAAAATGGTTAAATGACAATAAATTGGAAGATACATCTCTATTATCAAAGTTGGATTTACCATTTTACTCGGAAGAAGACGAGAAGACTTTACGTTCTTTACAAATAGAATTTGAAAATATTAGTGATAAAAACAAAAAAATTTCAAGAAATAATTATTTGAAAGAACAACTGAAATCCATAAAAGTTGAGAAGATTGATGGACAGATAGAAGATTATGATGATCTCCAATCCCAGCTGGGTCAGTGGCGTGCAGAAGCAAACAAGAGAGTATTCTCTGGTACAGACGAAGAAGTGTGCCCTACATGTTTACAGAAAGTAGACACAAAGTTAATAGAAGATATACAAACTAAACAAGAGAAGGAGAAGCAAAATGCTTCAGACAAAGTTCGAGAATTACTTGAACAAATTGAAAACATTAAGAGTAATAATTCGAAGATTTATGCAGCGCAGGAAACTCAGAGAAACTTTGAAGAAGTCTATAGAAATATTGACCAAGAGCTTCCAACTGAGTTACTTTCCGAAAAAGACTTATCGGAAAAAATATCCGCCCTTAAAACGACAATCGCTGAGTCAAGAGAAAAACTTGAAGAAATAATCGAAGAAAATAATCGTAGAGAAAGACACAATACACGAATCGGTATTATACAAGAACAGACAGATGAGTTTTCAAAAGAACTAGAAGAAGTTTCAGGGCAACTTTTTGAGAAAGAAGACAATCTACAGATACTTGAACTTCTCAAGAAGGCATTTAGTACCAATGGTTTACTTGCCTACAAGATTGAGAATATGGTCAAGAATTTGGAAGAAATGACCAATCATTATCTCGCAGAGTTTAGTGATGGTCGATTTGCTCTGAACTTCGTCATACAAAGCGATAAGTTAAATGTTGAAGTATCAGATAACGGAAACATTATTGATATTACAGCACTCTCATCTGGTGAGTTGGCAAGAGTCAATATTGCAACACTTGTCGCAATAAGACGACTTATGAGTAGTATATCATCATCAAGAATTAATGTACTTTTTCTTGATGAAGTAAATCAGGCGTTAGATGAACAAGGAAAAGAAAAAGTAGTAGAAGTTTTACTAAAAGAAGATGATCTAAATACATACCTTGTATCACACGGTTGGACACACCCTCTACTCGAGAAAATAGAAATTATTAAGGAGAATAATATATCATGTTTAAGTTTATAACAAAGTGGTGGAATATCATCACAGGAAAAGATAAAAACAGAGACGGTCAAGTTGATATAAAAGATCATATGATCGAAGCAAAGGAAAAAAGCAAAAGAAGATGAATATAGAAATTTACAGCATACCCAACTGTCCATTTTGTACAAAAGCAAAAGCACTTGCAGAAATGAAAGGTGCAAATGTAGATTACAAAATGATGAACGAAGATTATACTTTTGATGATGTGAGAAAGCTATTTCCACATGCAAGAACTTTTCCACAAATTATAATGAATGGAGAGTATGTAGGAGGCTACGCAGAGTTAGAAGCAAAAATAGGGTGACGCAGTTAGAATTTAATTTTAAACCAAGAGACGCCACTCCCGAAGAACACAGGAAGTGGATTGAAGAAGAACTAGTACCATTAGGAGAGAAACAACTACCGTTTATAGCATTTATGGCAGTATTGCAAGTGTTTACAGTCGGTTTTATGTTACTCGGCTTTTGGATAATCGGAAAAAATATATGAGTTCAAGAAGTAAAGGCAGAAATGCTGAAATAAAAGTAGCAAAGATATTAAGTGATTTTACTGGACATAAGTTTATACAAACACCTGGGTCTGGTAGTGGTAAAATAAAAGGTGACTTGTATTTAGAGGATCAAGAGAATGTATTCACTATTGAAGTCAAGTTTTATAAAGATATGGCACTCAATCACAAAATGTTTACGCAGAAAAATAACAACATAGTCCAATGGTGGACTAAATTATGCCGACAATCAAGTGAAATGAAACAAGAACCTCTTTTAATTTTTAAAGAGAATCATTCAAAACAGTATGTCGGAACAGAACGAAAGCCACAAAATACGAATGAGTATATGTATGTAGCATGGTTAAACCTTTACATATTACTACTCGATCATTGGCTAGAAAAAGAACAGACGGGATTTACAAATGGCGATACAATTTACAGACCATGGGAAGCCGATACCGAACGGCAATCTATTAGTAGTTGATGGACTCAACATTGCTTTTAGATGGAAGCACGCAGGTAACTTAGCTTTCTGTGAAGAATATATAAGAACAATAAAATCACTCGCAAAGTCTTATGACTGTGGCGAGATAGTTGTCTTGGGAGATGGAGGAAGTGATTATAGAAAAGACCTTTATCCAGAATACAAGGCAAATCGTAAAGAAAGATTTGCAGAGCAAACAAAAGAGGAAGAAGAACTCTTTATAGAGTTCATAACTGAACTCGAGCATACAATGAAAGTTTTACGAGAAAGAGAAAATATACTTACTCTCAAGTATAAAGGAGTAGAGGCAGATGATATTGCTGCTTTTATTTGTGAAAATAGAGAGAATATGGGACTAAATCATATTTGGTTGATTTCTTCAGATAAAGACTGGGATTTACTAATAGATGAGAATATATCACGATTCTCAACAGTAACGAGAAAAGAAACAACACTTGATAATTGGGACGAGCATTACGACTTTGATCCAGAGCAGTACATTACTTTTAAGTGTCTGACTGGAGATAAGGGAGATAACGTTCCAGGTGTCAATGGAGTTGGACCAAAGAGAGCAGTAACATTAATGCAGAACATGGGAGACATATTTGATATAGCAAATGCCTTACCTATTCATGGAAAATATAAATATATTGAAAGCCTGAATGAGTTTGGAAGTGACCAGTTATTATTAAATGTGGAACTTATGGATTTAAAATTAGACCCTGTTGCACATATCGGACAAGAGAATGCACGAGAAATATTAGAAAAGGTGGAAAATTATGTCAGTGAAGATAGATTATAGTAGAGATAGCTTATTAACAGACTTTAGTATGAAAACTCTGCAAGACAGATATATGGTGGGCGATGAAAAGAGTCCACAAGAAGCGTTTGCTCGTGCAGCTGAGGCATTTGCCGATGATGACGACCATGCTCAAAGAATTTATGATTACGCAAGTAATCTTTGGTTTATGTTTGCGACACCAGTACTTAGTAATGGTGGAACAAGTAGAGGATTACCTATAAGTTGTTTTTTGAACTATGTAGATGACAGTCGAGAAGGAATAACAGGACATTATACAGAAAATGCATTTTTATCATCATTTGGTGGTGGTATAGGCGGTAGCTGGAGTGATGTTCGTTCTTCTGGAACTCGTACTTCAAAAGGTTCAGAAAGTACTGGAGTAATACCTTTCGTAAAAGTGGTAGACGCAGAAATGTTAGCTTTCTCACAGGGAGTCACAAGACGAGGAAGTTATGCTGCATATCTACATATAACTCACCCTGAAATAGAGGAGTTTTTAGATGGAAGAAAGCCAACTGGCGGTGATACTAACAGGCGGTTCCTTAACCTTCATCATGGTATTGTTATCTCAGATAGGTTTATGGAAACAATCCACAGAGCAACAAGAGAACCGGGATACGACGACTCGTGGGAATTAGTTGACCCCCATACAAAAGAAGTAAAGAAAGTAGTAAGTGCAAGAGCGTTATGGGTAAAAATATTACAGAATCGTATGGAAACAGGCGAACCTTATGTTATGTTTGAAGATGCAGTGAACAATGAGCTTCCTGATTTTCAACAAAGAAAAGGGTTATATGTAAATCATAGTAATCTTTGCTCTGAAATTACTTTACCGACCAACGAAGAAAGAACAGCAGTATGTTGTCTAAGTAGTGTAAATCTGGAGTATTTTGATGAATGGAAAGACCATGCTTCATTTATTCCAGATTTAGTGCGATTTCTAGATAATGTATTGCAATACTTCATCGATAACGCACCTTCACAACTGGAAAAAGCAAAATATAGTGCATATCGTGAAAGAAGTATAGGATTAGGTGCAATGGGTTTTCATGCTTACTTGCAAAGAAACAACATGCCTTTTGAAGGGCCTGTTGCGGGTAGTGCAAATCATTTTATGTTTCGACACATAAAAGATCAAGCAACCGAAGAAACACGTAGACTAGCAGTAGAAAGAGGCGCATGTCCTGACGATGATACTTGTCAGGTTAGAAATGCTCACTTACTTGCTATCGCACCTAATGCTTCTTCTAGTATTATTTGTGGAAATACAAGTCCAAGTATTGAACCTTTTAGAGCAAATGCATTTACTCAAAAAACAAAGAGTGGATCATTTTTACAAAAGAATAAATACTTAGAAATATTACTTAACAGTATGGAAAAAAATACTGATGAAGTATGGAGAAGTATAGTAACAAATAAAGGTAGTGTACAACATTTAGATTTTCTAAGTGAAGAACAAAAAGAAGTATTTAAAACAGCAGTCGAGATTAATCAAGCATGGTTAATTGAACATGCTGCAGAAAGACAGCAATTTATTTGCCAGTCTCAAAGTTTAAATCTGTTTTTTCCACCAGATGTGAATAAAGCAGATTTACATAATATACACATGCTCGCATGGGCAAAAAATTTAAAAACACTTTACTATTTGAGAAGTGAAGCAATTAGTCGTGCTGATAATGTCTCAAATGAAGTAAAGCGAGAGATAATCTTTGAACAAGAAGGTTGTCTAAGTTGTGAGGGTTAGAATGTTATTAGAACCAAGAACGTATTATAAACCTTTTACATATCCATGGGCATTTGAGAATTACAAAAAGCAACAGCAGATGCATTGGTTGCCAGATGAAGTTCCTCTTGCTGATGATATAAAAGATTATAATGAAAAATTAACACAAGATGAAAGATTACTACTAGATAACATATTTAGATTTTTTACACAAGCTGATGTAGATGTTTGTGGTGGATATGCTCATCATTATCTGCCAACATTTAAACAACCAGAAGTAAGAATGATGTTAGTAAGTTATGCTGCAATGGAAGCAGTACATCAGGAAGCATATTCTTTATTACTGGAGACTTTAGGTAAATCAGAAGATATGTATAAAGAATTTATGGATATACATGAGATGGTAGAAAAACATGAGTATCTAAGTAATTTTAATATGGAAACACCACATGAAATGGCAAAGACAATGGCAGTTTATAGTGGATTTACAGAAGGAGTGCAACTCTTTAGTAGTTTTGCGATTCTTCTCAACTATCCACGACATAATCTTATGAAAGGTATGGGACAAATTGTTACATGGTCTATTCGTGACGAGAGTCTTCATGTGGAGGGATTGTGTAAGCTATTTAGAACTTTTATAGCTGAAAATCCAGAACTATGGACAGATAGACTTAAGTATGAAATCTACTGCGCAGCCGAAAGGGTTGTTGAACTCGAAGATAAGTTTATCGATGTATGTTTTGATAAGGCAAATGTACCTGATCTAACTGCAAAAGAAGTAAAAGAGTATATTCGTTATATTGCGGATAGAAGACTACTTCAGTTAGGTATGAAAAAGATTTTTCATAGTACAGATAATCCTTTGCCTTGGATAGATATGCAAGTTAATGCGGTTGAGCATACCAACTTTTTTGAGAATAGAGCTACTGAGTATGCTAAAAGTAGTACCCAAGGTAATTGGGAAGATATATTTAAATAAGGAGAAATATATGAGTACTCAAAATCCAGAAGTAACTCAAGACGAACCAGTCTTAGTACTTGACGATAAAAAATATGTCATTTCTGAATTATCTGATGAAGCAAAGTATATTGTTGCTTGTCTTAATAGCTTAGGACAAAAAAGAAATAATTTACAAATGGAACTTGATCAAGTTTCAGTTGCTACAGAAGGATTTACTGCTAGATTAAAAGAAGCGGTAGAAAGTTCAGGTGATGAACCAGAGGTCGTAGAGGCCGAGTAAGAAAAAGGGGCGTTAAGTCCCTTTTTTTATGCCCATATAGCACCACAAACCGATTGAACTAAAGCATCTTCGCCTGAATAATCAGTCGCTGCTCCATCATTTTCAACAAATTTGTATAAATGTTTGACTCTTGTTGATACAACTGGTAAAGTTGCATCATCTGCATCATCAAACGAATCGTGATATACAACCATTACACTTTCGTGCGATTCATTATGAGCAGCATCTCCACTAGAATTACTAGCTGGATACACCTCCAATCTTTGCACTGACGTAGTTTTAGTTATAGCCATTTTTATTCTCCTTCCAATGCTTCAATTCTAGTTTGAAGCGATTCAATTAAATCTTGCTGTTCTTGTACTGCTTTCACAAGTAGAGGAACAAGCTTTGAAGAGTCCATACCTTGATAGTCTGGGTCTCCATTTTCATGCACTGCATCTTTAGTTCCATTTATAGCATTTGGTACTATATCTGAAACTTCGTGTGCTATAAACCCATCAACAGTTTCATCTGGGTCTGTAATAAAGTTAAATCTTGCAGGTCTTAATTGATTTAATCTATCTAATGCATTCCATTCATATACAATATTTTCTTTTAGTCTGTAGTCTGATCCTGTGTTATAAGAAACAGAAGAAGAACCATTAGCAGTAATACTTCCACCTGTATCAGTACCCTGTACATTAAATCTAATATATTTTGCAGTTGTTCCAGCTTCTAAACTTAAGCCAATACAACCATTACCTGAAACATTTGAATTACAGTCTATACCTAATCCCCAACCTGAGGTTGGTCCTTCAAGCTGTAGTCGTGCATCAGAAAATCTTATAGTTGATCCAGAATTACCAACTCTTAAAAAACCATTGGTTACAGATGTAGCAGTATTATTAACTTCTAGTCTTTCTGTACCACCCGTAACAACTCGCCACTGGTCAGCAGCATGGAATTGTGTATAAGTATTAGTATCGCCTGTATGAATTATTTGGTCATCTACATAGATATCTGTGACATTGTTGAGGTTGCCTGATATGTCAAAGTCTCCTATTACCTTTGCACCACCACTGGTAGTTTCAAATTTTGATGAACCATCATATCTAAGACCTACTGTGCCATTTAAGTCACCTAGAATCATCCATTCATTATTGACATCGTTGAAGATACCCCATGAGTTAGTATCTATGTCATGCATGAAAACAACACGACCTTCAATGGAATATCCAGCCCAGCCACCTTTACCGCCATCACAAGTGACTACACTACCATAATCTCCCAAGTTAGTAGCACCACCACCAATTTCAAAAATTGGTACATCGTTATCTCTAAATTGAGTGTATTGGTCACGCACATGGCGTATAGCCCAGTTACCATCTTGGTCTAACAAACCTATATTATTGCTATGGTCAGCATAAACATAACCATAAATATCACCATCGTTTGCAGCCAATCCTATCTTTACAGGATCATCATTATCACCAGAATAAAAAGCAAAGTTACCAACACCACTTGAAGAATTATCTTGTCTATTATGGAAATAAAGTACATCATTACTAGCAGTCCAACCAATACCAGCTCTATTTGTAGTGCCTTCACTAAATTGGATGGCTGGATTTGATGAGCCTTGTAGAAGCAATTTCTCATCTGTTGTACTTACAACATACAACTGACCAAGAACATCTGCACCAACACTTGTTGCTGTGATTCTTTCAGTAGCATTGCTATAAAGTCTAGTCTCACCATTTTCATCCATTTGGATGTGCCATTTACCGTTTTCATCATCATAAATACCTGCAACACTACCATCGGTCATGAATGACCATCTACCTTCATTGTTTGAATTTCTTACCTGCAATCCAGACCATGTAGAAGATACTGAAGTAATCTGTAGTAAATCTGGTCTGTCGGTAGATTCTCTTAGTTGTACTTGTGAACCTAAATTAAGTTGTGTACCAGATAGTGTTGTGAAGGTGTCTGAAGCATCTGATCTTAAATAACTTGAACCTTGTACACCATCTAATAGGTCAGCATCTAAACCACTGCCTGATCCATCACTACCAGATGTCCAAACTGTGTACCAAGTTGGGTTTGAATCTGTAGATGAAAAACCTACATAAAAATTACCATCATTGTGAGGGGTATAAATCCCTGAAAAGCCACCAGCTGTATCTCTGTGACCAGTTACAAACCAATATCCATCATCACCTGGACCTCCAGATGAATCAGATTTACTAAATACTGAAGACCCTGTAGGTAAATCCCAACCCCCAGAAGCGATGGTAGTATAGGTCTGAGCAGTTGCTGCCCAGTTTGTTGGTGGTTGTTTGCCATCAAGTAAGTCGGCATCTAAGCCACTACCTGCACCATCGTTTCCTGAGTGCCAAATTTCATAATCAGCACCACCATAAAATACTCTAAAATCATCATTGCCACCACCATGAAGTCTAACAGTTGTATGTTTTCCTGTATCACCAATTCTTAAAACTGCATCTACACTATCAATAAC